ATAGGCGTCGATACGTCGACAAACCTGGTTACAATCACGTTGCCTTTAGCCGCTGTTGCGGGTAATGGTAAGGTATTAGTAATTAAAGACGAAAGTGGCAATGCGAGTGTGAACAATATCACTATCGCCGTGGCAGGTGTAAACACTGTTGACACCCACACGGGTTATGTTATGTTAACCGACTTTGAATCTATCACTGTGGTTAGTGATGGGGCGAATGGTTGGTTTATTATATAGGAAAGATAAAATATGGCATTTATTCGTAATGTCGATAATCTGATTGAGGGCTTAAATAATAAGTTCTTCACAGAGGCGAGAGCACGTGCTGCTGTTGCCCCAGATATCGCTGTTGAGCAACAAAGAGCTCAAGCAGCTGAAGCTGCAGAACAATCTGCACGTCAGGCTGCAGACAGTCAACTGCAATCTAATATTAACGCCGAGCAATCTGCTCGTCAATCAGCCGATAGCGCTCTATCCGGTCGATTAGACGTAGTCGAGGGCACAGGAAACGGCTCTATTAAGAAATCTTTACAGGACGCTAAGGATTACGCTGATTTAAAAGTCACTAATCTTATTAATGGCGCTCCCGGTGCTTTAGATACCTTAAAAGAAATTGCGGACCAATTAGCAAACGATGAGTCTGCTGTTGGAGCCTTAACAAACACTGTAGCTGCAAATCTTGTTACAGCTAAATCTTATGCTGATGGAAAAGTCGCACAAGAAGTTAGTGACAGACAAGCTGCTATTTCTAGTGAACAGTCAGCGCGCCAAGCTGCTGATAGCGCTTTAGGGCTCAGAATTGACGGCGTACAAGGAGATCTATCTTCTGAAGTAAGCGCACGTCAATCTGCAATGTCAAGTGAACAAGCAGCTAGACAATCTGCTGATCAAGCATTAAGTGGAAGAGTGGGAGTGCTCGAACAAGACCCCACCACTAAATCTTACGTTGATGGGCTAAATAGCTCCATGAACTCAAGAGTTGGCGTGTTGGAGCAAGACCCAACTACCAAATCGTATGTAGATGGAATTAAATCCAACCTACAAGGTCAGATCACACAAGAAATATCTGACAGACATGCAGAAGTCGTTCAAGAACAACAAAGAGCCGAAGGAGCTGAACAAGCTCTTGACGGTCGTTTGGACGTTTTAGAACAAGATCCAACTACTAAGTCCTATGTGGACGGTAAAGTAGTTATGCTTGAAGGGGAGATTTCAAAAGAAATTTCCGACCGACAAGCTGCTGTGTCACAAGAAGCATCGGCACGACACGTTGAAGTTGAGGCTGAAAAGTCTCGAGCCATGGGTGTCGAAGCTGGGCTACAGTCTGCTATTAACCAAGAAATTGGAGATAGACAAGCTGCAATCAGTTCAGAAGCTTTGTCAAGAAGCTCTGCAGATGCTGCCGAGATGTCCGCACGTCAAAGTGCCGACAATGCTCTAAGCAATCGAATTGGAATCCTTGAACAAGATCCCACTACCAAGACCTATGTCGACGGTATTAAAGTAGATCTTCAAGGTAAAGTTGACAAAGAAATTAGCGATCGTCAAGCTGACGTTAATGCAGAAGAGTCTCGCGCTATGTCTGCAGAGTCTGGCTTAAGCTCGAGAATTGGTGTTCTTGAGCAAGATCCTACAACTAAAACTTACGTTGATTCTAAAGTCAATCAAGAGAAATCTGAAAGACAAAGTGATGTCAGCGGTCTAAATATACGTTTAGGCGTGTTGGAACAAGATCCGACCACTAAAGCATATGTCGATCAAAAGATTACTAATTTGATCAATGGTGCTCCACAAGCCCTTGATACATTGAAAGAAATCTCTGATCAATTAGCTAATGACGAGTCGGTAGTCAGTGCTTTAACTAACACTGTCTCTTTGAACTTGCAAGCAGCTAAAGATTACGCCGATGGGAAAGTAAGTACAGAACAGTCTAGAGCTCAAGGAATTGAGGCTGGTCTACGATCAGACTTAAATTCTGAAATTGCTAATAGACAAAGTGCTGATAGTTCTGAAGCAGCCGCAAGAGCCGCTGAAGACTTGACAATGTTTAAACAAGACGGTAGCAGACAATTAGGCGGAAACCTATTGTTCTCAGCTGAAACGTTTAACATCGGCGCTTCTAGTGCAAATAGACCTAATCTTATTTACACCAAATCACATATTAATTCTGGCGGAAGAGTTTTCGCTGGATCGTCCTCTTCAGGCGCTCCAGGGCTATCTTTTAGTGCGGATTCCACAACAGGTATCAACTGCAACGTTGCTGGAAGCTTAGGGTTAATTGCTGGTGGTGCTACAAAATTCAGCGTTGGCGGAGCATTTAACTATTCCTACCAATCAATGCAAATGAATGGTGTCGCAGGAATAAATTTAATATGGTCAACCGATGGCGGCGGTGATATTGGTAACGCAGCTAACTACAGACCTAACAATGTCTATGTTAAAACAAGCGTTGTAACCCCAAGCATAACTATCGGATCTTTATCCGGTATGTTAAAAGCTACAGCCGGTGTTGTGTCAGGTTCTGCTACAACTTCAGATTTAACTGAAGGAAGCAACCTATACTACACACAAGCTCGCTTTGATAGTGCTTTTGCAGCAAAATCAAGCAGTGACTTGGCCGAAGGCACCAAGCTATTCTTTACGGATGCTCGCGCTAAAGCCGCAGCAGTCGTAAATTCTAGTGCTGGAGTCCAAACAGACCAAGCAATGAGCGTGAGTGCTGGAAAAAGCTACACGGATTCTTCCGTGTCCGCAGAAGCTACTCTCCGTTCGAACGAAGACGCAACACTCTTCAAATCAGACGGAAGTAGACAATTGTCAGGAAATATGCTGTTTAGCACAGACGGTACTTTAAATATCGGATCTGCTGCAGCAAATAGACCTAACAACGTTTATGTTAAAACCACTGTTGCTGCAAGTATTTTAACTTGCACTAACGGGATAACCATGGGCGGAGGACAAACCGTTAAATATGTCTCTAAAGCAGCAAACTACACTTTAACTGTACTTGACTATTTAGTGGCTGTTACCGATGTGTCCGTAAGCAGAGTAATGACTTTACCTACTCCAGGCGCGACGGGAACTGTCTTTATTATTAAAGACCAATCTGGTGTAGCTTCTTCATCGAACTACATTCAAATTGCACCTCCATCTGGAAAAACTATTGATGGTCAGTCAGACTATAAAATCACTGTTCCCTATGAATCAGTAATGGTAGTCTATAATGGAAGCAATTTCATTATTATCTAATATCATGTCAAGGTTATATTCATTATTATTGTCTATAGCCTTGGTCTTCTTGCCAGTGAAGGCCACGCTAGTCACCGTAATGGTGCTCACCGTGGCCGACCTGGTCTCAGGCATAGCGGCAGCCCGTAAAAGGCGTAAGAGGATCACCTCCGCCGGTCTTAAGCGTACGATTATAAAGACCACAGTTTACGAGGCTGTTGTTATGCTCGGATTTTTGACTGAGCGGTACATGACAGGGGATGCGGTTCCCGTTGTCAAAATACTAGCCGGTTTTATTGGGCTAACTGAGCTCAAAAGCGTAATGGAAAACATTGAGATAATCTCAGGCATGTCCATTATTAAACTGCTTATTAAGAAATTAAACGACACACCAAAGGAATAGCATGAAAGCTTCGAAGAAGGCAGAGGATTTGATTAAGAAGTTCGAATCCTGCCATTTAACGGCTTATAAATGCCCTGCTGGAGTCTGGACCATAGGGTGGGGTACCACAGGGTTAGGCGTTCAAGAGGGGCTCACTATAACGCAAAAATCAGCCGATTACATGCTTAAAGCTCATATCGAAGACATAAGCCTAGACCTTACAGATATATTTGGGAAATCACTTGAACAGAATGAATTTGACGCGATTGTATGTTTTGTCTACAATATTGGTTTGGGGGCTTTCAAAAAGAGCACTATGTGCAAGCTCCTCCTTGATAAGAAAATGGGGCAAGCGGCTTTAGAATTTGATCGTTGGGTATTTATTAAGGGTGAACGGTCAAAAGGGCTTACAAAGCGAAGAGAAGCCGAAAAAGAACTATTTATAAGCTAAAGATCAAAGGCAAAGATAGTGCCGATAGCCAAAGTTTGTCCTACAACGTTGGCAAGATGGTCTCTAGCGGCTTCTGACCTGTCAGGCTTGTTTTTAGTTAAAGTGTAACAAGCTGTTCCTAAAAAAGTGGTAAATCCAGAAAAGATAATAGCACTGGTTTGGTCCATTTGAAAAGCATTTTTATAAAACTCATAAGTAGCTAGCTGAATGCCGTAAGATACGCCAAGGTGTTTGTATTTATCGGGCTCGATATCTGCTTTAACCACGGAACCTAATAATAAGAACGCTATCAATAGTTTCTTCATTGTACGCCTCTTGCTTTCCTTACTTCAGTTAAAAACAAATCAATCTCTTCTTTGCTGTAAGTATCGAAAGGGTTTACCTGTTCAGACATAATGTGCCCAATTCTTCCATTGTGGTCCAATCCAATGCAATGCCCTAATTCATGCCATATAACAGTTTTAATCAAATCAAATTCAACAGCGTTAGGGTATATGGTTATTTTGCAAAAGGCTAAGCCTGGTTGAGCAGATCCCGCTACTTTTCCATTAGGTACGTTAGAATAGGTGAAAACCACGTTATACGTATTGTAAGCATATCCCAATTTAAACATATTAAATTTTAAATCATCATCAAGTTCAAGTATGCTTTTAACTGTTCTATGGGTAACGGAGGAAGGAATGGCATTAGTGAAATGCACAGAAACATCCCTTCCCCCTCTTGCTTGGGTGCTTGCTAAAATCAATAAAAGTATAATAATAATCAATCTCATTTTTTTAACGTAGAATGCATTATCACACCTAAGGCGATTCCGCCGACCAAAATTACCCAAGTAGGCGCGACTGGTTTAGATTCTTCTAGCTCTTCTTTTAGTATCTTAACAGATTTTTTTAAATTGTCAATAGCTTTATCTTGAGCTTTAACTGTTTGCTCACAAGCTTTGACATATTTATTGCAATTTTGACCGTAAACGGGAACAGTCAATAACAATAGTACTATGATACTATTCTTTATCATTTAAATGCCCTAATATAGTGAGTTTAGCTCCTGGGGTTTTAATAATCATAAAACCTTCATTATTGGCGTCCTCGTATCTTTTTTGAAACATCCAAGAACAAACATACCATGCATTTTTAGTTTCTGCAAACAAAATGCCTACAGTGTTAAATACCATATTATTTTCATTTAAATTGACAGGAACATCCATACAATGGTCCACAGCTTCAATTAGAACTATGGGAAGCTTTTTGTGAAATTTAGGTTTCATTTGGACTCCTTTAATTCTTTTTTGGCTTTTCTAAGTTTTTTCTTTTTATCTGCAATATTTTCATCATCTTTAATAGTAGCTATGTCCAAGTCTTTTTCAATAAGTTTAACCTTAGCTCTATGCAGTTTTCCGCCTTGAATTCCTAAAGCTATGACTAAAACTCCAACTACAGAAGCTAAAGCCACTATAACCCATTGAGTTACTGTAAGCTTTATTTTTGATAAAATATTCATAAAGAACCCACCCATCTACCCTTCTTATTTAAAATCATAGGGATAAACAAAGGTATACCGTCTATCACCACTCCGCAGCCTAGTATTGGCTTTTTACGCATATGTTTTCCATATTCAAAAGCATAAGAATCTTTATCAATACCGGACCCTACATTCATTCCGAACAGCAGTACCTGGGCATTGGCCCAAAATAACACACCGGCGTCTGAATGTAGATGTCCGATTACGCAAGATTTAAGCTCATCTTTTGCTGCGTTTATAGCCCCACTTTGTCCAGAATAGCCTAATCCATGTTTATACACTACATTGTCAATTTCAAACTTGTCAACAAATTTCCATCCTTTTGGAGCTTGCAAGAAATCCCTGTATTCTCTTAAATACGCTCTTGGGATTCCATGCTTCATGGCTCTACGGAAGATCCTTTCGTCATGGTTGCCTTTGCACACTTTAAGGTGCGGAAAGGCCTTGTAATAGGGCTTTAGTTGCTCTATAGCCTCTTTTAATTCATGACCGGCACTAAATCCATCTGGATCGTGATCCCAGTCTCCCAAGGCATGGTGGTCAACTAAATCGCCCACATGCACTGTAATTCTTGTACTGTACTTTTTTTGTACAGCTTTCAAGAATTTAAGATAATCTCGGTGTATGAACGGAGCTTGTGTATCGGCTATAACTAATACTTTACTCATTTCTATACTTCCTTCTTTTTTCGTTTTCTGATTTAGTCTTTTTTGCGTGACAATCTAGACAGAGAACCTTGAATCCCGAGGCATCTGTAAAGAGCCTTTCGCAATAAATGTCCCAACTTTGAAAGCCCTTTTTTATATTTACTACAGGCTTTGTATGGTCCAATTGCTTTTCTTTTGCGGCTATTTCTTTTTTGCACTTTTCGCATTTGTATTTTCCCCATTCTATCCATGCCCTTTTTAGTGCTACGCTTCGCCAAGGCCATCTATAACTTGCTCTACGTAGCGTGTTTTTAATAAACTGATGGCGATACTTTTCTATCTCATCTTTCGTATATTGAGCGAACGGCTTTTTCGAGTTCATGGTCTTCCTTTGGCTGCGATAACATTTTGTTCCATT